TCGACAGGTCGGCCGGTGTGGGGATAGCCCCGCCGGTGGCCATGTCGTTGCTGATCTGTTTCGGTCTGTCGCCGTTTGTGCCGCTATTTTCCGGGGTACTGCCTGACTGCGATTGCGTCGATTTGGAGCCGCCGAAGAAATCGATTAGCTCCGGGTCCTTCCGTGCGGCTTCGAGGCGGGCTGTGTCGTCGTCTATGATTATCTCAGCGACCTGCCCGGGTGTCAAGTACTTGCCGTACTGGGTCGCGTACTCTGTGAAAATGGACGCTGCTTGCGCGTTGCGATCCACTTCCACACCGGTCAGGGCCCGGTGTAGCTTGGCGTACATGTGCGCGTCTTTGGCCGCTTCCACGGACATCGAGCGGTCTACCTCGTGATAAAAGCGGGCCTCGTTGTCCTGGGCCTGTTGGCGCTTGAGATTGTCCATGGCTTCCTTCTGTTCCCGTCGCAACTTTTCCAGCTCGGTCTCAACATGCTTCTGGGCAATCAGCTCCGGCTGCTCTCCCTTTTCGGCCATGGTGCGGATCCAATCGCGCAGGCCGGACGGGTCGGTCTTGGCCAGGTAGCCGTATGGATCCTTTTGCCACTCGGCGTACTTGGCCTGTTCCTCTTTCAGCGCCTGCTCACGAGCACGGATCTCCGTCTCGCGCCTGCGGACCTCGGCCTCGGCCTGGGCCTTTTGCTCGAACTCGTCGCGCTTGCTCAATCGCTCCCGGGCGCTTACCTTTGGCTCCGCCGGCTTTTCCGTCTCAGCCGGGGGCTTTTCCTCGCCCCCGGTGGCATCGGGCTTTACTTGCCCCTGTGCTTCTTGCCCTTCCCCTTCTTCTTTCCGCACGGCATCGGGTGTGCCTCCTTCCGGCTGTGCCGCCGGCTGCTCTGCGGGCAGTGCCGGCGGCTCTGGGTCTGGTATGGCTGCGATTGCAGCGGTGATCGCTTCACTTGACGGTATCATTTGCCCTCGCTTTCTTCTTTCTCTCTTTTCCCGTCTCTCCCCGGTACAACAAGACCATTCCCCCAGGGCCACCCGGCGGGAGGTCGGCGACCTCGAACAGGCATCCGTTGAGTGGCAGGTACGAGCCCAGCTTGAACTTGGATTGCCACGGCTTTGCTGCAGGCATGCGCCGCGGTGGCTTGGCCTTCGTGTATGGACGGCCGCCCGCGTCTAGCAGTTGCCCGGGGGTGGGTATGATTATTCCTGGCAAACTACCTCCCCGCCATGCGCAAATACCGCCTGATTACTGAAAACGTGAGCCCGCGCGGCATACCTTCCAGTGATACCTTTACCTCATTGTATTCCTCTTCGCCGCTGACGCTCTCTATAATCCCAGCAGTTCCTTCCTCTATGGTCCCGAACGTGGAAAATACCACCTTCTTAGCAAACACGATGCGATCTCCTCGACGTAAGCGCTCCATCCTACCTCCCCGGCACAGGCATCGGCGCGGCCGGCGCCTCCACGCTGATCTGCGGGCTGATGTTCACCTCTCCCGGACCCATAGGAGGGCCACCGCCGGGGCCAGCGACAGGGGGGGCACCAGCGCCCGGCGGTGGCAGAGCATCGGGAGGCATAGGCGGCTGTTCGGGAGGCGCAAGCAGGCGGGCCGCTTCGTCCAGGTAGCGTCTCAGCAATTCCAGTCTTTCCTCGGGGCATCCTTCCATCGTGGCTTGCAACAGCTTGCCCCGGCCGATCTCGATGGCCTTGGTCAGGTCCGTGAAAGCGTCCGGGGGCTCATACAGGCCCTCAAGATTGTCCGGGCTCTCGTCGCCCTCTACCCGACCGTAGAGCATCCGGTCGGTCACCTTCTCGATGTAGTCGATGGGCGCGTTCATGCGCTTCGTGACGGCCTTCAGGTCCGGGTCGTCAGTGAGCATGTTCAGCAGGTAGGGCTGAAGCTCCGGGAACGCCTCCCCGGCTTCCTTGATCATCTGGAAGCGTGCGGCCGGAGTCTTCGGCAGGAAGCTCGCCGGGTGTGGCTGCATGATGTATTTGTCCCGGTCCAGATTGACCTCGCTCCACTTGATCCGCTCCACTTCGGTCTCGCCCACCTGGCAAAGCACGCTGTACCCGCCCTTTGTCTCGGCGTCGATCTCGGCGGCCCGGTCAAGCATCTGCGTTGCGATATCCATGTAGAACCACTCATAGGACTTTGCCACCTGCCGGAAGCGCTCGCTCTGCGTGTCCTTGTACTCACGAAGCGCCTTGCCACTGTCCAGGCCGGACGGCTTCGTGCCGCTGGCGAATAGCTGCGTGATGCCCGCGATCTCGAATGCCTTCTGATACAGCGCCCAGAGCTGCTGAAAATACTGCTCACTGATAGCGGCGACAGTGGCAAAAACAGGGGCGGTGCCCGTGTATTCAAGGGCCGTCCAATCTTCGTTTGTGATGTGTTCCTTGACGATCTTGGAGCCACGCTCGATCAGCACGTAGGAACTCGCAAGTTCCATGCTGCGCTGGATTTTGCGCAGGATTTTGTTTACCTCGATCTGGATTCCTTTGAGTTGTTCGCCGAGCCCCCGGCCGTGAATGCCGATGTCCGGCTCCATCCACCAGAACCATGGGAAAGGAAAGTACGAGTCTTTCCAGTCGCCACGCTCCAGTGTGCCCCCGGTGGTGCAGGTCACGAGCTTTCCATCTTTGGCCCCTGGTACGCTGGGCAGGTGGTAGGCTTCGACCACGGACACAGGATCGGAAAGCATTTCCTCGCCGGCCGGCTCGTCGTTGATCAGGCTCGCGCCCTCAATCGCTTCCTTTTTGTCCGGGTACTCTGCGAGTAGTACGTCTCTTGACACTTCCTTGACGTGGAACAACTGGCGGGGCTTCCCGTACCGGGCGTCTGAGTCGTCCACCCATATCTCGTGGGGAAACACGCGGTCAACGGCTATCTTCGGATTCTCCGGGTCGCGCCGGTCCGTGTAGACCTTGACCTGGCCGTCGCCGTAAATGCAGGCACGCAGGAAAGCCTGGATGCCCTCGCGGTAGACCTTACAAGCGTAGAACTGACCGTCAACGAATTGACCCAGGCGCTTGGCCTGCTGGCGCAGTCCCCACTTCCCGCCCTCGGTCAAAAACATCGCCCTGGTGAAGTCCGTTGCAATCTTTGCCGTGGCCGAGTCGATCACCACTTGGATGATGTTCAGCCCGATCCGGTCGGACCTGTTCTCATCCCGGCGAGCGTAGGACGCCCCGGAAAAGCCCACAATGGGCTTGTCGCTGTATAGTCGGCGGTACATCAACCAGTCTTTGCGGCGGTATTCCTGGCGCTCTTGCAGCGCCCGGACGATGGCCGTGATGTTCTCGAATGGCTCGTCACTCAGCCACCAGCGTCGTTCCTCTCGGCCCAGGGCCTTGTCGATGTCTCTCATCGGGCGCTCCAGTAGAGTATGGTGTCTTCGTCTTTCTTGCGCCGCGCCTCTTCTACCTTGCGAAGTTGCTCGGCTGTCTGCGGGTCGCCCTCGACCGTGTCAGTCTCTATCAATGCCGCCGTCTCCAACTCGGCGTCGTATTCACGGGCCAGCTCTATCAGTTCCTCGGCACAACACAGGTGCGTCGCCTCTCTGGGCGTGAGCCCGTGGGCGCGTAGGAAGTGAAGCACGCTGCGGAAGTCTTCCAAGGTCATTGCTCCCACCACTCGCCCTTCCGGCCGCGCTCGTTGTCCTGCATGACGCGCTGCCAGTATTGGTCCATATCGTGATTCGCCCGTTCCGGCGTGCCGGCAGGCGGTATCAGGTCGGGCTCTTCGTACAGCCAGTGCTTTGCCTCGCGCCATGCGTACAGGTCGGCGTCTGTCAGGTGAGTGTGCAGGTGAAAGCGCTGGTCTTCCTTTTTGCGGTCTTCGTCCCACTGTAGCAGTTGCATCGAACGTGTGATGGGCGTGCCTGGCACGTACTTGATCAGGCCGGCGACCATGTCGCTGTTCTTGTGGGCGATGAAATCCAGCTTGCTTTTCTTTTCCGCCGGGTGGGCAGGTAGTCCGTAGCGCTGGCGGAACTCTTCCATCACAGCCTTACCCATGCCCCCGGTGTCCACGAGAATCTTTTCCGGGTGGTACTTGGCACAGAGCCCTTGCAGATGGGCGGCCCACTGAGACGGGATCATGCCCGGCCGCTCGTACTGGTCAACGCAGTACACCGTGGGCAGGTCTTCAGAGAACGCCAACACCACGGTAGAAAATGCGTCATTGAAGCCAAGGTCGCAGCCGACGACATACCGCCAGGCGTATCCATCGGGCAGAGTCCCGTCAAAGCTATTGCGGGTTTCGTCGTATCGGTAGACCAGGCCGCCGATGTCACGCACCCACTTTCCGAGCCATTCGCGCTGAAAGGTGGGATTGTCTTCCTCCCATTGCTTCTTTTGCCGGTAGTCATCGAGCCACCGCTCCGCTTTCTTGCGCCACCCCTTCCCGGCTCGGCGCCAGATCGGAAACATCGGATTGTCCAGTACGGTCCAGGTGGACGTGTACCAGCCGGGCATCTGCCCTGTGCTCGCCTCGTAGTAGTAGCCGAGGCATGCGGCGTTGGGCGTGCCGGTCAGTATCAGGTCGCCCTCATAGTCGGCGAGCGCCGGGTCAAGCACGTCGTCGATCAGCTCGTCGAAGTCCGCGCCCACGGCCTGGGCCTCGTCGATGATCACCCGCCTGTAGGCAAAGCCGCGCAGCCGGGCCACGTCCCGGTTGTCGTCGGCGCCCATGATCCAGACCTGGGCCCCGTTCTGGTGCCGGCCGATCAGGTCGCTGTTGTTGTACTCGACGGGCATTCCTAGTGCCTCGGTGATAATCTGCAGACGCCCCCACATGAGGCGCTTGGCCTGGCTCTTGGTGGGAGCGACATACACGGTGATGGACTCATCCTCGCCCGTAGCCGGGTTGGCGTGTAGTGCCTCGCTGATAAGTCTGCCGCCCATTGTGGTCTTTCCCGCTCGGCGGCCGCATACCAGAGCCTTTCGCTTGGCCGGGCTGTCCAGGACGGCCAGTTGCCGGTCAAATAGGCCGTCACGTATCGGGGGCGGCCGTAGAGTCTCCAGTATTTCATGTAGTTCCACAAGTGACTTTTCGTCAAGGCGGTCAACAGCATCCTCCATAGCGGATAGGTCCATGCTGTCAAAGTCAAGAGTCATGCTCCACGACCTGCGCCAGAAGCACTTTCACCCGTTCCTTGCGGTCCTTTTCCGTCATGTTTCGGACTGATACCTCGTGGCGCTGGATGTACTCGCCGCGCATCTTGTTCAGCACGTCCATTGCCTTGACCCGGTCCTGTGTTTTTTCACGGGGTTTGATGATTTCCCTGCATTTACCCTCGCATTGCGGGCAGGTTTCGTCTTCCGTATCCACATACTCACAGCACGTTCTGCAGTAGAAAGACACATCATACTTTCTATTCAAGGCAATTTCGGCCAATAGGGCCATGACTTCTTCCCGCGAAATGATGGCTCTGGCTGTCTCTCTTTTCGCGTGCTTTTCTATTTCTTCCGCAATGTTTCGTTTCGCTAAGTTCTGTGCCGCAACTGTTCGTTGCGATCTTTCGCTCTTGCATTTGTAGCCGGCGAGCCTGACAGCCAGGGAGCCGTTTCCCTTGGCCTCTCCTACATATGCCTCGATAAAGCGGCGCTGTTTGGGTGTAAGGTCGCCATTTGCCAAGACTTACCGCCTCCGAGGCCTTCCCCTGCGCACAGCCCGGGGCTTGTCCTCTGGCTCGTCTTCGTCCTGGTCTTCCTTGGGAGGCGGGGGCGGCGGTGCCTTTCTGGCCGGCAGCGCCTCGTCCTCTACGGCCTCCGCGGGCTTTTCCAGCTTTGCCCATAGTGCCTGCTCGAACGGGATAACGATTGCCTCGCCCGGGTGATCGTCGCCCTCGAAGAGAAAAAGCCGGTCATCCGGGTTGAAGTAGATCCGCAACTTCTGTAAGTGTGAGGCCTTGTTGCACTCCTTGGGGTCGATAGAGATCAGATCGTTGATCAGCACGCCCCAGATATTGAGAGTGCCGGAGAACCTCGCGGATAGGACCTTGATTAGCATCTTTGTAGAGCCTCCGTAATGACTCGGGGCTGTATTCGGGCTGTTCTTTGCCCTCGCCCCTGCGCCTGTGCCAGTAAGACACCCGCCGTGGCCGGTGTGTCAGTTCCTGTAGCAGCATTCCGGCGAGCCCATACTCGGGACCCCGGAAGTCTTTTTTTATGTAAACGAAGTGTAATATTTGTGGGTGCAGCTCGAACGCTGCCCAGCCGAAGATCTGGGTCAGGTCGGTATCGTGGCAGCAGACCCGGAAGATGTCCGGGCGCTTGAGCAGCAGCATTTCAACAACGGTGCGCAGGCTGCCCAGAATGGCGGCCTTTGAAAGAAAGAAGTGGGCGGGGCTTTGGTAGGCGACGGCTTGGAGCCACGAGTCAGTTATGAGGGGGTGGTCTTGCGGCTCCAAGGCCCGGACTATTACCGGAAGTTGTTCCACTGTCTCAAACTGTTCCACATGGAACAGAAGTGTGTCAAGTTATTTTTTTGAGACAGTTTCTCCGGCCTCTTTCGTGAATGTGCAGCCTGCGGCCAGGCCTTCCATCATCCAAAGCCCTTGCTCGACGACGTGTCGAAACGCCTCTTT